ATCCATCAAAAGTCAAATCTGGTATTACCTTACTGATATAGGTAAATTTATCTCCGTCACCAATATCTATAGGCGAGGACTCAATAAAAGAAGACATGGCTGAACCGTCATCATCATAGCCAACCTCGTGTCTGAAAATAAATTGAGATCCCGTTGCTAAAGGATCTTGTCTAGTTCCTCTATCAAGCCATGCCGTTCTGGCTAGAGACCCGAAGTACCAGACTTTTTCGCCATAGTTGTAGACAACATACTTATCGTTATCAGAGCTACTTGCGCTAGGATAAAACCAAAACACTTCTGTAAACTCAGAATTTACTCCTGAGACCACCTTGTCGCTTTGTTCCTTGTTGAAATCTAAAAAAACTTTATCTTTTACAGGACAAGGTAGAGACTGTGTCTGACCAGCATAGACGTAGAAATTGTCAATACCCATCCAGTATACAACGTCCTCTGTTGCTGCCGCAGAATTAGGACTCATTATCGTAATATTGGACGCTAACTGTTGTAAGCCAAACGTAAAGGGTGGGCCAATAAACCGCATAGAGTTTAAGGCCGTGTCTGTCCACACAAGGATTTCACGCTTTGTCTCCAGAGCTTGCATGAACGTAGAGCCTGCACCAAGTCTGAGATCACCCGCTGTATTAGTGGCGGCTGGAAACCACACCAAGGGGTCTTCTTGTGTAGAAAAGCGGATGAGCAATGGATCTTGGACCCCGTTGCCTTGATTAGCGGAACTACTTGAGTTCAAAGCATCACATCCAAAAGCTATAACGTGTCTGTCTTGATCTGATACCAGTACCTGCTTTGCAATCTGCGGTATACTAGTTTTTGTGCCGGATATTGTGGACACTTCGACAGCCCTAGTTGAAGTATTGTTTGTTCTGTCCCAGTAAAAAAGACCACCGTCACGAGGATTTATAATTAAATCCTCGCCAAAGTTGTCATGTGACCACAGTCGTATCTGTGTGGTTGTTGTCAAACCACCAGAGGCAGCATCCCCCCATCCAGAAAAGTCAGAGTCAGAGTTTGCGTTACCGGATATAAGAAAGACAGTCGCTCCGTTAGCATGAGTAGCGGCTTCAGTCCCAGACTGCGCCCTTGTAACAGTCAGATCATTTGTTGATACATTTGTGACTTTAAGTATCTCTGTGTCTATCAAGATAAAATCATCAGCGGCAATGCCCGTGCCACTGGTAACGGTTAAGGTGGTATCGGAGTCAGAAAACGTACCGCCCTCGTTTACAGTTGTCTGCAAGGCAGTGGTTGTTGTACCGCCATATGCACCAGCACCCCAACCTGTACCGCCAACAGAGGTGTCCAGACCCACGTTAATCTGATAAGCACCAACGACACTACCACCACCGTTGCCAGAGTCAGAACTATTTGCCGCAACAGATGCTGTGATCTCATAGCTGTTAGCATCAATGATGCGAACTATCTGGTATTCAATGTTCAAAATAGCGGCAGTAATGTTGCCACCTAATGTAGCTGCACCAGAAAATGTAACGAAATCATTCTCGACTGCACCATGACTTGCGTCGGTTACGGTGAGTGTTGTGCTACCGTTGGTAGCTGCAAAGGTCACATCACCAGCACTTGTTGTTACTCGTATAGGGGTTATGTCATTAAAAGACTGTCCCTCTTCAATGTAATATTTTAAGTGTGTGCCTATACCAAGATAATTAGAACCATCTAATGCAATCCAGTTGTGTAGCGCACGAGCGGATCCAAGGTAAGTTGAACCAGAATATTTCTCCCAACCGCCTAGCTTTTCTGGGTAGCCAAAACGAAACCTAATTTTGTCACAGTCGTTCCAGCCGCCCTCGTTGCTATACGAAGTGACTTCCCTGTTTACACCCGGTCTAAACTGTAACTTTGTTAATGGCATTACGTTTTGATTATGTAGTTTAAGATGATTGTTGGCTGTACGTTATTATGAGCTTGATCGCTACCAGTGCTTCCGCTTGTGCCAGAAACGGTGAGGTCTGCAGTGTTTAGGTTCCCTCGATTTCCTAAGCCACCCGCACTAGAGTTACCGCCTGATGTAAGTGCAGCGGTATACGATCCCGCCCCGTGAGTGTGTGCAGCTAGTTGAGCCGTGGTCAGCGTATGAGTTTCCGAACCACCTGTATCACCAAGCGTGTCACCGTTAAGACCGCCCGTCTGATCTGTCAGGCGATTAGCGGAGGAGCCGCCCATGTCATCCTTACCAGCAACTACGCGACCTCTAAGGTCTGGCAGATTAAAGGTGCTGCTGCCATCTCCTGTGCCGTATGTGGTCCCTATTGCAGAAAACAGATCAGAATATGTAGACCTACTAACAGCCTGACCTTGTGCTAACAAATACCCAGTAGGTGCAGATGACCCTGCAAACGGAACAACAGTTCCACTGGGTAATGACGCAGATACATCTGAGGTCAGGGCCACGGTTCCAGAAGAATTAGGGAATGTTATTGTACGGTCAGCCGTGGGGTCCGTAACGGTTAAAGTAGTTTCATGGGCATCTGAGGTTGCGCCCTCAAGCACGATGCTACTACCAGTTATAGTAATCTGCCCCGTTACTGTAACACCCGCAGAGTCTGTTTCTATTCGTTTAGTGTTATTGTGATAAAGTTCTACAGCGCCATCATCAATAAATTTAGCGAGGGTCTCCCCAGAACCATCTATTGTTAAAGTTCCTGCAACATCCACATGGTTGTCTGTACCATCATGGTATATAGACAGATCTGTTCCAGCACCAAAAGTCAGTCGGTCATCAGAAGCACCACTGCTATCTCCAAACACAATATTCTTTGCATTAACATCAAGATTGCCGCCTAACTGCGGAGAGGTGTCCCCCACAATGTCAAAAGCAGCTTTTTGAACCTGCGCCCCTGAACCCGCACCATCTGCGAAAATCCAAGCAGTTTCTCCGTTAGAGACTGAAGCGTTGCCTCCACTGCCTTGTGTAAAGGTAGCTGTTTGACCAGAGCCATTTTTTACAAGATACACCTTGTCTTGATCATTCGGATCAATCGTAATCGTGTTAGTGCCAGAGGGTGATCCGGCAAGCACCAAAACTTTGTGTCCAGCATCAGACAGTGATCCATCCGTCGTGGTCAACGTAGTGGTCGTGCCAGTTAAAGACAGACTTAAAACACCGTTTATAGCACGATCAATGATATCAAAGTTTGTATTAGTGGTAGTTCCCCAAGTTCCTGCCTGTTCACCAGAACCAGGTTTTTCTATACCTAGATTAGCTGTGTATGAGCTTGCCATTTAAACCACCGTTTCTGTCCATGTTTCTGTTGTATCACTACCAGAGATTTCTGTCCATGTGTCGCCTGTATGCGTGATAGATGACCAATTCTCTGTTGTAGCAGAGGCATCCACTGGTTCCCACAGCAAAGCTCCTGTTGTCGTCTGTGTAAAAGAGTGATCCATGCTTGATATAGCAGAAAATATAACGCTAGTGTTTGTTTCTTGACTAAACTCTGATGTAACAGACTGAGTAGCTTCTTTTACTATGTTTGCCGCAGTCGTTTGATCAAGTTGAAAGTTTAGCGTTTGTGAGCCTACGACTGTGGCTGCTGCTGTAGTTGTCTGATCAAACTGTGCTGTAATAGTTGCTACACCACTAAGTATGCCAACTCCAACATTTACAGCAACGGTTGTTCCAATAAAATCAGCAGACCCAGAGAGCAGTAAACCTTGGTCTGCTATGGCTTTTTCGCATATTGAAAACTCACCGAACATCAATCCGCATCTTTTATAGTTAACTCGCCAGCATCTACTTGGCGCATGATTTCTGCGTAGTCTGTGTTGTCAGGTGCTAAAGGCACATGAATTACACTGTCATCTATTTTGATAACATCTATTGATGTTTTGATGTTTTCTTCGTTCTTTACATATTTAACGGATTTAATTTTCATCGTATCCATTTTATAACTCCGCATCAAAGGCTATAAAATTATCAGCTTTATCACCGTTATCTTGAAGTTTACAAGCCCGACCAGCGGTCAACCCGCTTGATACAGTAGCTGTGACACTTCCTGTAGTGAGAGTAGAAAAATTTCCTACGGCAATAGCAGAAGGATTATAACCTCCACTTGCATCCCAAACTCTAAAATCACCCACCGTAGAAGTTGTGAGACTAGGCTCTGCTCTCATTTGGACAGGAAATGAAATTCCAATTTCTGCTGATGTTGCACTATTTGCTATTCCATAACCATAATTTGTAAACGTGCCTGTATGATTGATTTGAGTATAATACCTCTGACACGCAGCCAAATCATCAGCAAAGGACCGATGCTCAAACGGCGTGGCTACCTCGCCAATCTCCATCTGCAAGCCAGTCAGTTGTATTTCGTTATCTGTGCTATCAAAGAACGAACCAATACCTACTGCTCTATGTACATCAGTTGATGCCCTAGATTGCCAAGTGTTCGCACTATATGTACCACTTGTAAAATTAAAGCCAGCGTGTATGTGTATGTTAAGCTGTGCGCTTCTTGCATTATCATCGTCTAGTGTGCCTGTAGTATCTCCTACAAATGTGATTGAGTGACGAGTCCAGCTAGTGCTTGTTGTAAACTGTTGGCTATTTGACCTGACATTATCATTGTCATCAAGTTCACAGACAAAGGTAAATGCTTTGTTTGTTTTCATGTAAAAAGAAACTGTCACAGACCTAGCCCCAGATGTTCCTTTTTGAAGCCGCTGCAAATTTTGACCTTCAAATTTAGTTTGAATCATAGCAATTTCTGCTGCTGCAATAGACGTATCTGCCGTTGTGCAATCTAGTTTCATTGCATTAGCAAATTCTGGTAAGTCAGTTACAGATGCTTGAGACATGGTAAATCTACCAGCAGTATTAGAACTAACTATTCTGAATCGGTCTATAGTATGATATCCACTTGACGCGCCCAAACCAGTCTCACTCGTGCTTCTTTGCGCCACGTTCATCGCACCGTTGATGACTATATTACGATTACTTTGCGCCATCTGCGAACCAATCAGGGCGGCGAGTTCTGCTGCTTTACTCATGCGAGGTCTCCATGAAGTGCCATACAATTTGCTACATCTGCCAAAGCAACGGTTCCACCATTTGCACAAGTTCCCACAGAAGCTGCTGCACCTGCTGAAGTTAAGGTTACTGTTTCCACCCAGACAAAGGTAGTATTTCTAGCACCATCTGTAGGGCCAGCATTGGGTGCATAGTTTACGTCTGCCATATTGCTTGTGTATGTGTAGGTAAAAAGACCTGTGCCATCGTCTGTCATCCCAGCAATATTAAGACTGTTATCCAATGCAAAATCACTAGCCATTTCAAACCACGCCTTCGCACTTCCCCCTGCAACAAAGCTGGTGGCAATGCTGTTGTTCCCGCTGGCATCCTTCAGGGTGTTTACTCTAAGTTCGCTTGCCATTATGCGAGGTCTCCAAATGTTTGGATGTAAATATGTGCGCCATCTGTATTACTTAATGTATTTGGAGCCATAGCATCTATGTTTAAAGTTGTTGTTGTAATCGGTGTTGCGTCGTTGTCTACATATGGACCCGTAACATAAGCACCGCCATCATGCACACCCATCCCACCAAGAGATGTAGTGTTTGCGCTACTCATAACAGCGGAAAAAACAATAGCGTAAGTTCCTGTGCCGCCGTCAGTTAAACTCGATACATTGAAGCTACCTCTATTTGAAATAGTGCCAACTCCATTAAAGTTAATCCACGACTTCACCAACCCCTGCTGCAAATTCGTTGTGGTCGAGTTGCCCTCGCCTGTTACCGCAATAGAGCCAGCCGTAGTTACTCCTGTGATTGTATCTACTTTTAATTGACTAGCCATTATGCGAGGTCTCCGTGAACTAGAACCATCTGATGCTCTCCGTCTATCATTGCTCCAGAGGCATTATTATTACAGTTCATAATTACGTTAGATGAAGTTGATGGGCTGTCGTGGTCAAAGGAATTAAAAGCAACATAGGTTCCCCCATCATGTACCGTGTTGCCTATCTGAATATAATTTGCATCACCCATACTGTTGGTCATAGAGATAGTCGTATCGCCTGTTGCGTTATCTGTTATTGATGCAGAATTAAATGATTTTGTAATTGCTTGTGTGCCATCCATCTCAAAGTTGGCATACATCTTTGCCGCTTCTTGCTTCGTCAGCGCAACCGGACCACTACCCGCCTTATTGGCAATCGTGTCTACATTCAATACGCTGCTCATATGATACTCCAATATCCGTTAACAGTGACGGTAGCAGACTGTGTAATGGGGCCACCACTTACGCCATTCTCATCGCTGTCAATCGTAATGTCTGCGCTGATGGTCTGACCGTTCAAACGGATAATAGAGTTGTTGCCCTTGAAGGGGTAACGTGTGTCGGACTCTGTTTTGGTGTATGAGTTGTTTACACTGAATACATCATAGACCACCATCTCAACGATGTCGTTGGTAGAAGCTCCTGTAACCAACACCACGGTTGTGCCTGTTGTAGCTGTATAGTCAGTGCCAGGAACCAACAAAACACCGTTTTGATATACGTCCATGTATAAGCTGTCGTTATAGGACAGAACCAAAGAGTTGGCATCAGATCCGCTAAAGCTGGTCTGACCAGCCGTAGCCTGATACTGAAAGCGGCTTCTTACACCGAAGTCTGATGATCTGCCTATGTATGGCATTATGCGCTCTCCAACGCCGTGATTCTGGCTTCTAATTCTTGTATGGTTTTTACAAGCAATGGCACAAGTTTGGACTGGTCAATCCCCTGCATCACTGGTTCCGTGTGACTAGCTTTCCATGTGCTGTCAGATGGATAAAGAGCATCAACATCATTACCCTCTGCGTCTTTTGTTGCCAGCTTGCCAGCAGTCCAGTCATCTTGAGTTATGTTCTCAAAAAGCAATGCGCCACTAGCTGATAAGATAGCGTTTCTTACATCCCTAGTTTCGTCTTTAGTTCCAGTGACGCTTTCTGGCACAACAGTCTGTGCTTCATGGGCTAAGAACCC